TGGCGGCGTTCATCTGGCCATTTCGAAAGTCCGGCGGGATTATCTTCCGACGCTTTACCCCAATTCCATCCCACCTGAACCTCTACAGGGACAACGAACTGTCTGCCGCCTTCCAGTTCGATTGGAACCCGCATGGCCGAGAGTATCTGTGGTATGATATCATTCTCCCTCTCCTCTGGATATTGCATCAACAGTGAGTCGTGACCTTGTAACAGAAGTTGAACTGTATTCAAGCGCCACACGTTCATCATAGCGTTATTCATCTCGTCGGCTGTCATCGACTGGCCCATGTGGGCCACGGCCTGTTTGAGCGTGTCGCGCTCGTCGCGCTTGCCAAAGAACCAGCGCTTGCGACCGAGGGGCGTGACGAGCTTGCCCGACTCGATCAGTTGGGTTTGTATCCACTCGTGCAGCCGCGGGATCGCAGGGAAAGTTTTGAAATAAAGCGCCTGAAAATCTTTGATAACCGACTGCTCAATTTTGGTGTGTTTAGTCATCTCAAAGGGGGAGCCCAGGTAATTCGTGCCATGGCCAAGCATCTTACACATATGGCGGAGTCCGTGGTGGCGATAGTAGGGCTGCTCAGCGATCCTACGATCCTCACGGAGTGAGTTAGTCCAGGGCAGATCGGGTCTCGACATTTTAGCGACAGTAGTGTGGAGATCACCTGACTCACAGGCATCCAGATATTTTCCGTCTCTGAACACATTCCAGCACAGTGCCCCTATGTTGCGGCTATCAGCCTGTTCCAGATCAACGTTAGCGAACTTCATTCCCGCGTCCGCGATGACTATCCGTCGGAGTCGCTCCTCAATATTCTGAAGATTTCCGCCTGTACCGAAGTCATTGAGGCTAGAAGAAAATCTACCTGTCGTAGTTCCAGCGATGTTATAGCTCGTCCTGAGCCGCCCATCGGAGTCAATCTTCGTTTCAAGGACGCCAATCTTTTTTCCAAAGTCTCTAAGAGCGAGAATATGTCCAATAATTGGCTGTGCGATAAAGTGTATCTGTAGTCGCTCAAGTGCGTCACGGTTGACTGTTCGGACGAGCTGTCCCGTCGCATTTCGCTTTCTAATCTCTGGAAGCTTGAGAATATCATAGAGTAGAATAGCGACAAGGGAGTTCGACCGCCAGGCCCTAATTCTTCCCGTATTTCTAAAATCGGTATATCCGACTCCATCATGAACGATGAGATAAAGGTTCCGTTCGAGTCGCTCAGTGTCACTTGTAAAAGAGTCGATGGCTCGCTGTCGTTCTCGCTCATCTATCAATACTCCACGAAGGTTCATTTCCATAACTGGGGCCTGAAGCGCGCGCGAAAGCGCGTAGGTGCCCCCGGTTAGATTATCCAACTGTGGAAGCAGGGCCTCGAGGACTTCAAGAGTTACACAACAGTCCAGACCGTTGTAGACCCAGAGACGTTCCGTCTCGGACTTGAGGTCCGCCGGGCGCAGGTTCTCGGTGTGAGTGACTTTCATATCCCATACCAGAAGCGCATTAACGCTCTATGCTGCTCATAGGGCATCCCCCAGGCAGTATGGCGTCTTTCGGCCGCTGTATAGCAGGCCATGTACCAGGGCGGATTAACAAAAGCGACCCACCAGAACATCAGAGTTGTCCCTCTAGCCACATTGCCTCGGAGAAGGTGATTGCCATTCTCACTATGTCGCGACCGACGAGATACTCGGCATACCACGCAGTATCGAAGTAGACTCGGAGAAGGATCATGGGGGATGGTTCCTTGGCCAGCCGTTGCAGTGGGCGATCTCGTGCTTGAGCGAGCACGCGGGGTTAGGAGAGTTCCTCGATATGTAAACGAGACAACTTCCCCTGGCCATATACGCGCAGGCTGTCAGCATCCCGAACGGAACACTGCCGCAGCGTGCGGCCAGCTGTGGTCCGTCGAGATAATGAACACTCAGCTTACCGCGGTAGGGAAAGTCCCAACGTTGGGGCGGACAGCCTCCCCAGGCGAGGGCCTCTTGGCCACTGAGAAGGAACAGGGCTAGTGTCAGAGCTGTTTTCGTGTTCATCATCGCACCTGGAAGTTCTGGTTGAAGAATGTGCCCTTAGAGGGCGCGGCTACAAAGGCGTCGAAGAGTTCTCGATCGCCAGCGTAGTTGTAGGTGCCGCCGCGATTGAACTCTACCGTGATAACGCCCTCAGGGCGCCAGCCGATCGAGCGAATGGCGCTGGATGAGACTGGGATGGTTATGTCCTCGGACGACTCGTCGTCGTCCTCGGTCAGAGCCCTCTTTAGAAGGCCGACTGCGATCAATCGAGCTAGTGGCATTGTCAGTCCTCCTTTTTGATGGTCCCTTTATGTTTCAATCTAATTCCGAGTTTCCACGCTGACTCGTTTGTATATACCGATCCCAAATAGTCAAGAGCTTTTGGAGCCTCTGGTTGAAGTGCGTGATGCAGAAGCATAGTATCGTGAGTTGCATTCCGCACTGGAATTCCGTACGTTTTCCACAGTCTGGACATATCAAAGATACCATTTTGGAATACCTTTGGTACAGGGGAGTCGAGCACCTTTCTCACCCAGGCCCACGCGGCCATTTCGGCCTCTAGCGAAGGCCAGTAGTTTCCGCCCGGCTTTCGTAGATCCTCGAACGGGACCACGAGTGCTATGTCGATCGCGGGCGAAAAGCCTATGCAGGTTATTCGGTCCCTTCTGGTTTCGATATCCACGGAAAGGCACGCTGCTCTTGCGATGAACTTTTCGGCGAACCAGTCGAGTTCGGAAAGAAGGGGTTCAGTGTAGATGGTTCGTTTTGGTCTTCGTATTTCGGGGTACTCGCTTTCACGTCGAGCTTTTTGAAGATCGAGGACTGTGACATGCCGCGACTCGTATCCTCCTTGCATGATGTAGGAGGGGTGGAAGGTGGGGAGACATTTTTTTCCTGCCAGAACGGGGGAACCTGCGACTGCCCCACGAAGTTTCGATATTCTACCGTCACGTAGTATTGCCCAGGTGGCAGTTCCCCCGAGACAGACAATGACATTTGGATTAGCTTGAGTAAGTTCTGCGTAAAGTCTGTCGAGTTCAGGGAGAAATTCATCGCGGATGTACTTGCCAGATGATAGCGGCGGGAGCGCATGGCGGACCTCTTTGCGCGTTGCACATAGGTTCTCGATCTTGTTAGTCGGGCGAGGGCGGAGATTGAAACAGTTCGTCAGAAAGCAGTCGGCTCGGACGATCCCGGCCTCTTCCAGCATCGAGTTCAGCTGCCAGCCCGCTGGCCCAACGAAGGGCATTCGCGCGCGCTCTTCGTGCTCGCCCCAGGCCTCGCCGACCAGTGCCATTTTGCAGGTCATGGTGGTGGATACTCCGTTGCCTGTACTGTTTCTAGGAATGCTTCTGCCTTTTTGAGCCTGCGCGCTTTTTCGAGGGCTTCGCGCGCGAGGGCGGCAAACTCTGGGTTGACTTCCAGACCGAGCACATGCTTAGCGCCAAGTGACTCAGCCGCTCGCAATGCACTTCCACTTCCACAAGTGGGATCGAGCATAACCGTATTCTCGTCGATGAGCATACCAAAGAAATGGCGCAGCATTGGTTCGGGCTTTTCAGACATGTGTCTTTCTCGGACTGTTGGAGCGTGATATGCATTCGCAACTGCTCTAACAATCTTTCGGTCGCCTTTGGATCCAAATAGACATGTCTCGTAGATTTGTCTTGGTCCCCTCTCAGGGTCCGGGAGAATACCTGCGCCATCGCTCTTCATCCATATAAGAGGTTGAGGGTTGATATCCCAGCCCATGCGCTCAAGCGCCTTTGCCGTGGGCTCGTAGAGCCTGCCGTCACCCTTGCGCATAGCAAACCAGAACATCAGGTGGCACGACTGGGCTGTGAGGCGCTTGGTAGTAATCTCAAGGGCCACCATAAGGCGCTCCCAGGTCTCGCGAGTATCGGCATAGCCTCCGTGCGCGGCCGCTCCGCCCTGGTTGAACTCGTTGGCCTCGATACCATAGGGGAAGTCACAGTGGATAAGATTGAACCGAAGTCCTGTGGCTCGCTCCGATTGAGACCACTCGACGAAGTCAGCGATCTCGATGCTCTGCGTCGGGACGACCTCTGGCTTGACCCCAGTAAAGGTGCTATGAAGCTGGTCAACGACTGCCTGATGCCGGCGTTCGCGAGCGCGGTCGGTTATACCAGCGGCAGTGGAGAGCTTCGGCGCGTCAAGCACTAGCGGATTACCCCGTCGCATCTCCTCGTCGATCTGTAGAAGCCGGTTAGTATGTTGTGGCGAGAGGCCGATGGCCTCAGCAGTATCATTTTGGCCCCAGTCTTCCTCTCTGGCGGCGCGGATAGCATGGTAGCGCGCCACGGCCCGGACCTGGTCCTGCCAGGAAATGTCCTGGCGTTTGATGTTCTCTTCGAGTTCGATGGCCTCGAGTTTCGCGGGCTCGAGTTCGTCCACATACTGGACAGGAATATAGTGCCACATGAGCTTTGTGCAGGCCATGTAACGACGCTCGCCCGCGACTAACACGCCCTGGCGGGTGATTACGATAGGGTGAATGAGGCCGAGGCGGTTAATGGAGTCGGCAAGAACATCAATGTCACTGAGTTCTTGCCGCTGGCGCTCGTCCCGCTTGACTGTGATGCTGTCAAGCGGGACCATATGGAAAGTTCCAGAAGTCATCCGATTGCCGTCCCTCTTTCCAGCATTGCATCTTCGATGGCCTGTAGGGCCTTGTCGTCTTGCTCTTTGGTGAGATTGGGCCTGGCCTCCTCACTGGCCAGATCGAGTATGATCCTGGCCGCGACCTCGAGCTTGGCCCGATAGGCGTCGAGCTTGGTCCGATTGGCCTCGCCCTGTACTCGTAGTGCCTCAACATCGACGTTGAGGATCTCGTTTGCTTTCTCGACAGAGGCCAATCGACCCTTGAGTTCATAGTTCTCGGTTCTGAGTGCGTTGAGATCCATCTCGTAGCGAGCCTTCTGATCCCGTAGCTCGTTCTCGATCTCCTCCCACTGGCGGGCCGCCTCGGCAGCGCGCTCGGACCGGACGGACGGACGAGTGGGAGTGACGACTCCATTCCGCTGAACGAAGTTCGGCACTGGGTTTTCATCAGCCATGAGTTGGGGCTCCTTTCTCTTTATCTTGCGCTTTCCGTAAATGTCTAGGATGCTGCTCATGATTTTCTCCTCGGCTTCGCCGTCATAGTGGATTGTAGGTGTGATACCGTTTTGGTATCATACCTCTCATTCACTTGTTGCCGCCATTCTCCACACCAGGCCTCTAACCTAAGAAGCGGAAAGAAGGTCGTGACCTGCGGACCATTGACTTGAGTAATAGTCGGAGGGTATCTACAGCACGAGACCGATGATGAGTCGTTTGCGCGGCTGTAGAAACAGTTCTGACATTGCTCTACCATATCGACCTCCTGGAGGAAACCGGGGAGTCTGCCACGCGAATGGAACCCCCCGGTCCTCGATGCGCGGTCTGAGGAGTCAGCACTCAGACGTGCGCGGTCGACTCGACCCGGTGATACACCCGCTTGCCGTCTTGCGACAGCTCGTGACGGAGTTTCACCAGTAACTGTTTACCCGGGGCCTCGGCGACAAGCTGCGTCATAGTCTTGTTCGCCTCCTCGATGCCAAGGTGATCCACGAGCATGTCCTTGAGCCGCCATGCAGCGGCCTCGGTGATGTAGTAGTCTGACTCGATGATCTTCCCGACGATCTGCTGTTCAGCTGCCTGCGCCGCATCGACTCCGTCGAACGGGGCCAGGATTTTGAACTTGAACTTCAGAAAGTCGGTCTGTTTCTGACTGGACTTTCCGGGCGCGGGAGGCCCATCAACAAGACAGTGATACGTCCCAACCGGGTAGGCCGGTGGCGCCTTGATCTCTGACGCAGGCTTGTTTAGGATTTCCTCGAAGTTTGCCATTTTAACCTCCATAGTTTTCATGGCATTGCAGGGCCGAGGCGCCAGAGCCTCGGGGTCGATAGAGATAACATCAGGATCGGGCTTGGTCTCTTTCAGCAGCCGTTGTAGCGGGATAACCGGGATACGATAGATAGACCCAATCTTTATAACTGGTATCTCACCCCGCTTGACAGCATTGTAGACAGAAGTTAAGCTGATGCCCAGTATTTCGGCTGCCTCCTTCGCACTGATGGTCTTGGGAAAGTTTACCATCTTCGTTACTCGGTCAAGATACCTGTTAGAGTGTCCTTGGCCGCGTCGAGGCTGTTGTAAGCCTCATCAAGCTGGTCGATAACCTCTTGCATTGCTATGGCCTTGTCTCCCTCCGGGTCGGAGAGATCTCCAAGAGCCTCCTCCTCGTTGTCTTTCATTTCTCCAACATCAGTCATAACCCCATCGAGGGCCTTGAGAACCTCTTTAAGCTCGCTCTTCTTCATTTCTGACTCCTATGACCGGACAGTGTCAAAAAACGTTGCCAAGCCGGTCTCTATTGGCAGCGTCGGTAACATCTTGAAGCTCGCTGGGTTCGCCAGGTCGATCATGGCTGTCGCCGCCGTCTGTATTTGGCGTTTGCCCCCTGGACCCGTCTGGGCGAGCGCGACAGAATTGAAGTAAGTGGGTATCTGCGGGGAGAGGGCGGACCCCACAGCCGTCGGATATCCTTTTTTCGTCCCATCTGGGTTATCAA